CTGTAATAATATTTTGTATACCTATTTTAAAATCATAATTTTCACCTGTTCCATGAGATAATGCATGAACTTTAAATAAGTTTCTTGATGTTCCGCTTATTTTTTGTGAAGTAATAAATGGTGAAGCTGGAGCTTTAAAATCTTGTAGATATTCATAATTATTAATAATTTGTAACTTAACTGATACATCCCCTAAATTATTGAATTCATTTTTAATGTTTTTATTTTCATATTGAACATATACTGGATAATCAATTGATTTAGGATTACTTCCAAATATTTTTTCAATATATGAATTACTTGAATCATTTATAGAAGCAGAAACTGTTGTGGTAACACCAGTAGTAGAAGCAAATCCAGAATATCCAGGATATGTATTATCAACACTATATGAACCAGAAATTGTTATAGAAAATGATCCTGACTCTCCGTTTGCAATACTTGAGTGTTCAAATATATCTGAATCTGCAGAATAGTTTATAGGAACGGTTGGATGAAGAATATGAGAGACAAAACTTTTCAAAGTAGCTCCTGATCCAGACTCTGCAATAATTGCTAATGCTCCATTTGTTAGTTTATATCCATCTTCATATAATAATCTTGTTACTGTTAATGCTCCTGCATTATCTAAATATTCTTTTGCTGTAAATGGTAAGTATGAATCTTCTGTATACGATCCAAATATACTTTCAAATTCAGCATAATTTTTTACTTTAGTTGGTATTTGTGCTGGACCTTTAATTGTTGGTCCAATTAAGGCAGCACCTATTTCACCAATTCCTTGGGGTAAAAATGACTGATCTATTTCTTTAGTAAATACACCTGGCGATACAATTCTTTCGGCCATTGACTATTCTCCTATAATTATGTTTATTATAAATATATAACAAAACTTGAAAAAACTAGTTATTTGGCGTAAATGTGCCTTCTTGAAGATTTATTTGACCTTGGCCGTATTTTTCTTGTAATGAATTGAATAATTCTTGCTCTTGATTTCTTAATTCATCTAACTTTTGAAACATTTCATTTTTCTTTTCTTCAACCATTAATAATTGATTGCTTATTGTTTTTTCATCGATTTGTAATAAACC